CCAGCCAGATGTTTCGATAGCAGTTGGCATCCGTCCGGACACCGATAGCGTTGCTGTAAAAGTGGCAGCCGGTGAAGGTGCAGGACCGGGTGCTGATAAGGTCGAGCGCCGCATCGCTCGCCCCGCCGATGTCGCAGTTGACAAAGCGATGGTCGGCCCCGGTGGTGCAGACACAGGCGACGGTGCCGCCGTAAATCTCGCTGTCTCTGATGTAGGCCAGATAACGACGCGCGCCGAGATAGAGCTGATTGGTCGTGCCGCCGAACAGTTTGCAGCGGTCCATCAGGAGACTTTTGTAATACGGCGTTCCGCCGCCCGCGTAATCCAGGAACCGCACGGCGTAGAGCGCTCGCGACATGCCATTGATTTGCACGTCGCGGAACTGAACCTGGAACGATGCCGACGCGATCTCGAAGACGGTATCCGATGCGATGGTGTCGTTTTTAATGGTGGTTGTGTCGAAGCCGTCACCCTGGATGCTCAGCGCCCCGGAAACGGTCAGCTTGCCGACGCGGTAGGTTCCGGCCGGGAAATACAGTGCCTTGCCCGAAGCAACACAGGCGGTGATGGCCGCCTGAACCGCAGTTGTACAGGTGGTGTCGTTGATCGTCGCGCCGAAATCCAGAACGTTGACGCGATCCGCGAACCGCGCCGGCAGCGTCCTCGAGGTCGTTGAGCCGCTCGCCGTGACCGACAGCGTGCCGAGCGTCGCGGCACTGGCCGCTGCCGCCGTTGCACTGGATGCCGCAGCGGTGGCACTGGCTGCGGCAGCACTGGCCGACGCCGCAGCGCCCAGGCCGACGGTCTGGCTGGCGCTCTCGGCCTCTACTGTCCAAGTGGTCATGATTTAAGCGCTCGTGCTGTCGGTGATTAGGCCGAGGGTTGCCAGCTTGGTCAGCAGGTCGGCCAATGCGGCATTTGCACTCCGACTGCCCGTGATCGCCGGTTTGGCGACTGGCGTCGTGCCGTAAAACCCGATGTTGCCTGTGATCTTGGCGCTGGTCAGTGTCGTGATGCCGGAAGATCGGGTAACCGTCAGCGGTGTTGCGAGGAACGCCCCGGCATCGGTGTAGGAGTTGATCGCGAAGTCGGAACCAGCATTGGAACCACCCTCGGCCGTGCCGTTGACATACACCTTGAAGCGCGTCGAAGTGGCCGATTGCCATTCCAGAATACGGTTCTGCCCGGCCGCCCCATCAACTGTAATCGCCGCCGCCGTGCCCACGACGCCCGAAAACTTGGCGCTCTTCGCCAGGGCGAGGTTCTGGGTCAGGCTGACGACGCCGGTTGAGCGGGTGATCGTCAGCGGCGAGTCCTGGAACGTGCCGGCGTCATTGTAGCGATTGATGACGAAATCGCTGCCGACATCGCTGCCGCTCTCGGCCGTGCCGTTGGTATACAGTGACCACCTCTTGGCATCGGCGGTCGTCCATTGGATGGTGCGGTTGTTGGTCGCGGCGCCATCGATACCGATTGCCGGCGTCGCGGAGACAATGCCGCCAATCGACAGGTTGGTATCGCCCACCGTGTCAGTGCAGCCGCTGAACACGTTGTCTCTCACCCGCGCAATCGCCCTGACTGCAACGGGCAGCGAGATTGGCGCGGTGGCGCAGGTTTCGAAGAAGTTTCCGGTAACCACCAGATCGTCAGCCCCGGCTGCGGCCAGGATGCCGTACGGTGACGCCGACACTGACGAGCCGATGAACTGCGCCCGACCATTAATGACATGAAGGGCCGATTGATCATTGCTCCAGAAACTACAGCCGATAATCCGCGTCGTGGCGCCGCCAGTCGTATCGATGTAGATGCCATCCTGCTGCGCCGCCGCCTGACAGCCAATCAATGCCGTCCGCTTGGCCGTGCCCTTGATCCGGAACCCGACCGAGGTTGCGGCCACTGCTCCGTTGTAATCGGCGCTGCAACTCACGAGCTGGCAGTCGTCGGCGGTATCGATCTCGTAGCCGCAGGCGTAGCCATACGAGAAACAATTGGTCGCCTTGTTCCAGTCTCCGACATCGGCCATGCGGTACGCGATGCCGCTCCGCAGGATGATGGTCGGATCAGCGGCGGACCATGTGTTCTCAGCCGTCAGGTACGGATAACAATGGCAGTTGCTGATGCGGCCGATATCGTAAGTGACGGTCAAATCGAAGCCGGCGGTGCAGTCCACCAGCACATTATCAATGACGAACCGCTGTGCTCCGTACGAGAACACCGCCTTGGCGAAACCCAGGATCAGTGAGTTTCGCAAGGTCACGTCCTTGCCGGTGATGCTGACTGCCGTCCCGGCAAATGCCGCGACCTGAGTTGCCGCGTTGCCCTGAGTGAACGGGATTGTCAGCGCCGAATTGACGATGGTAACGCCGTCGATTGCCGACAGGCTGAGAACCGTGATCGTCGCAGCGGGGTTCAATTTGATGGTGCTGCCGCGCGTGCTGTAAGGCTCTAGAATGGGCGAGGCGCCTGACCCCGGCTTGGCGAAATGCCCCCGGAGCTGGCAGCGGACGGGAATGGTGAAATTGCTGGCGACATAGTACGTGCCGCCGTCATCCAGCCAGATCGTGCCGCCGTCGCTGCCCAGCGCCGCAAACGCCGCCGTGAAGGCCGCCGTGTTGTCGGTCGAGCCGTCGCCGTTGCCGCCAAAATCTTCCAGGTAATAGTGTCGGGCGAAGCGCACGGGCAGCGTCGCGGCGATCGTTGAGCCGGTCGCCGTGACCGACAGCGTGCTGAGCGCCGTTGCACTGGTCGCCGCAGCCGTTGCACTGGTCGCCGCAGCAAGGGCGCTGGCTGCAGCCGCAGCCGCACTCTCGACGCTTTCGCCCGCGAGGCTGATGCTGGAGCCGTCGAACCGGCGCGTCCAGGTCGTCGTCATGGCGTCATCTCCGTGCTGGCTGAGCGGATCACCAGCGGCCCGGCCGAGAACTCGGCGGCGTCGTCGGCGTCCTGCAAAACCTTGACCGCGTCGTCGTAGAGCATCTTCCAGACCTGGATACGGGCATCGTCGCCCAGATAAGGAGCGCTCTGGACCAGGGCGCCGAACAGGTAGACGCCCGGACTGGCTTCCAGGATGCGGTTCGAGGTAATGGTATCGCTGAGAGCGTCGGGCTTGGCGTAGTAGGCCATTTCCAGCAGGGCCGGGCTGCCCCCGGACGGCGGCGCCAGCTGCAGCTGTTCGCCCGTGATGCAGTAGTATTTCTGCGGGCTACCGGCCCAATCCTCAGCAAAGCTGGCCATTAGGGTGTGCGGGCTGAACTCCAGCTCAACCTCATCCAGCTTGAGCCGCCACATCTGCAGGAAGTCCAGGGGCAGCTCCTCATAGCCATCGCTGCCCAGGGTCGTGGTGGCCCGGGTCAGCATGCAGCGCAGGCGCAGGCGGGAGAACATGTCAGCCTCGGCCAGGGCGATGAAATCCGGAATCACGTCGGTCAGGTCCGCCCTCATCAGCCAGGAAGCGACGGAGGTTTTCAGGGTGGTGTAGCTGGTCAGGGCCATCAGGTTGTCAGGGTCTGGAGGTTGCCCGAGGAATATTTCGTCGGGTAGAAGCGAAATTCACGAAGATTGCCGTCGAGTTGTCTATTTTTGGTTGTGCCGCGGTTGCCCAGCTGGCACGCATTCACCGCCGCCACGACAGCCGCACCGGTCTGCACCGTGCCGCCGTTCAAGCAAGACTTGAAACCAGTGCCATCAAATGCAATCGCAAGTTTCACTGTCTGGGCATAGGGCGTGTTGGCCAGCTCCTCATCAGAGCCGCCGACCGTGACTGCAGCCCCGATATCGGCGGTTGTGTTGTACCGGCCGATGACCCTGTTATTGTCTGTCCCATCGGTAAATTCAAAAATCCGCGGGAAACTACCGTTGACATACGCAATCACCGCGTGCGCGTAGATCGTCCCGGCCGTAGTCTGAAACCAGGAGCCACCGCCAAAGATGGCGGGCGACATGACCACGCTCACGTCATCGGCGGCCTGGATCAGGCAGCCCGACGCGCCCGGTGTCGCGGTCCCGGTGGCGCCCGTGACCAGCTGCGCCAGGGTCCTGGCCGCGAGCGTGCCGCCGACCGCGCAGCCGTGATAGAGCTGGCTGGCGAAATTCAGCGACAGCGTCCGGCCGTCAGTCGGCACCGTGCTGACTGCCGCACCGCGCGGATTGGCAAGGCTGATGCCCAGGCTGATGGTCATTTGAAACCGATGATGCCCGTAGCGGTTGTATTAGTGCTCAGAACCAGCGTGGTCTTGATCGGCAGGATCGTTCCGGCGGCAGTGCTGGCGAAGGTCAGCGTCGTGCCGTCCTGGGTTTTTACGGCAATGGCGCCGCCCGAGCCGGTATAAAGCGACTCGTACCGGTTGGCTGTGGTGTCGTGCGGCGTCACAGCTGCGGCATCCGACGCGATGCCGTGTTTGTCGATGGCCATGGTTTCTCCTCTCAGAGCGTCAGCTCAAGCGCCCGCGAGCGGAACGCTGCGGCACTCATGCGGTGCGCGTAGGCGGACTGGTGCTGGCCCAGGCTGTCTGTCGTGTAGACCCAGACGCCGCCGTCAACCCGCCATTTGCCGGTGTAGCTGCCACCCGTGCGGTCCTCGACCACGGCAGCCACGTCCCAGACATCGGTGATCGCGGCATGCGGCAAGGTTCGTATCCAGGTGTTGATGGCTTGCCGGTTGGTATTCGTCGCCGGCACCGTCTGATTCACCAGCGTGGCCCAGGAGTCCGAGCTGGACGTCTTCGGGGTGAAGGTGCATTGGATGACCGGCAGGCCGAGCGCATAGAGCTGGTCCCACAGCAGGTTCAGCCGCGCCTTGATCTGCGCCTCCGACAACCCGGCATCCAGCGTGTCGTTCTGCCCCAATTGACAAATGACATGGGTTGCGCCGCAGTTGAGGAGGTGCTGGCGCCGGTAATAGGACCCGGTCAGGGTGCCCCAGGAGTTTGCCGTGCTGCCCGTGATCGCGATCTTGACCAGGGACACGTCGTTAGAAAACGTCCGCGCCAGCCAGCCAACGCCGTAAGTGTCGGCCTGGGGAGTGTCGCCGATGCCGGCGGCGACTGAGTCACCCAGCACCGCGACAACCGGCCGGCCGGCTGACAAGGGTGCCACGATGGCGGTCGGGCCGACCCAGGCCACCGCCGCCGTGCTTGGCACCGTCACCGCGTCAACCTCATCGACCGCGTCGAAAATCCCTTCGCCCGCCGCCAGCTGCAGCAGAACATTGGCGGTCGGCCACTTCTTGCCAACGGTATCGACCTCGACATACTCCCGGACGTAGAAGCTGCTGCCGGCTGGCAGGCGCAGCGCCACGGGATCGCTGAGCGCCTCGGCCCCGCCGGCCACGGCCCAGGTCCGGGCGTTCAGGACGGTCACCGGGTAGGTCGCCTCGCCATACTCAATGGCGGCCTTGAATGTCACGGTATCGGGCGGTGCTGCCTCGCCGCCCACCGGGGCGATGCGGTTGCTGAACCGCAGTTGAAGGGCGCCGACAGCGACATCAGACAGCACGAAATGACGGGTGCGGTAGGTGGCTGAAGCGCTGGCGCCGTCCGAGTAGATGGACGGGTATTCCGTCTTGTTGGCCACAGGGTAGAGCGCCGGAGCAGCGGCGAGAGAGCGCCGGCTGGGTGCCACAGCACCGGTTGCGCGTTCGGTCGTCCGCAGTTGCCAGATGGCGTTGGACGGCGAATTGCTGACACAGATCCAGATTTGCTTGGTCCGCGAGTTCTGCCATTCCGAGCCGGCGGGCGGGGTATCGTCGGCCGGCAGCGGGTCACGGGGATAGCTGTAGTCAATGCTGCTCAAGGGTCAATCCTCCGGTTCAGGGCAGGATGAGCCGGCGGCGCGGCTTGCGCGACAGCGTGCCGGGTGCGGTGCGGAGATAAGCCCACTCACTGCTGTCCAGCAGCTCCATCACCTTGGGACCGTGATCGGGGTTGAACATGTCCACGCCGTACAGATTCTTCCAAAGTTCGTACACGATGAACGGAACGGTTGCGGCGCGGCGCAGCTCGCGGGAAGGGCTGTAGCCGTCCCCGCTGCTGGCGAGCGCTTTGTTGGCTTCCAGAATCGGCCCGGCATCGGCCGACCTGATCACCGTGAGGTCCCCGGTCATGGGGTCCTCGACATAGCGCGTGTCAATCATCAGGCCACGTCCGAGCCTTCAACCTTTGCGTTTTTGCTGCTGGCTTTGGGGGGCGGTTCCGAGGACGAGACGACATGACCGGCCTTGGTCTGGGTCAGCAGGTCGGCTTCCTCTTTGCTCACCACATACTTCTGACCCTTCTGCATCGGGCCGCCGGCAATGGTGCCGGAGCGGTTGCCGGAATAGAACGGCTGGTTGTCGGCGGTGCATTCGAACAGCACTTCACCCTCACCCGGCTTGGAGGCGGTGTCTTCGGGAGGTTCCGAGGGGTTCTGCGGCTTAACGCCGACCTTCGGCCCCAGCAGGGCTGCGTTAGCAACCGCAGGATCGACAGTATCCAGCAACTCATAGCCACCTTCACCGTCCGGCTTGGTCCCCGACACCGTGACATTCGGGCTGAGTGACTTGGCCTGATCGGTGTTGACGATTTCAGCGGTGTCCTCGGTGGTGCCCGGTTCCGGCATGTTCGACTTGTCGGGCTCGAGCGCCGGATTGGCCGTGCCAGAGGTTTTGGCCGCCTCTTCGGCTTCCTGGACTGACTTTTCCTGCTCTTCAGCGAGTTTCTTGACCATGTATTCCTCCAGTATTGGGGGAGGGTGACACCCAGGGTGTCACCCCCTGTCACCCTGATCAGCCGCCAGTATCGGCAACAATTCCGTGGGCGCGTTCATTGAGTACTTTCAGGCAGTACTCGGTGAATACCATCCGTTTCTCGCTGTGGCCGGTTTTCGCCAGCGGCGTTTGTTGCAGCTTCTGGAAGTAGGCGATTTCCACTTTGCTGGGATCGACAATCAGGACATCCCTGGCCCTCATCAGGCGGGAGGGGACAATCTGAAGCTCGCCGAAATCAGAGGTATACACGTCAATCGCCGCTACAATCTTGCGGCTGTCCATCTCGCGGAAGGTTGTCGCATTGCCGGTAAAGGCGCTAATCAGCTGCTTGTTGGCGCTGCCGACGAAGACAAGGCTGGGGTCGGAACCGGAGTTCCAAACCAACGCGATGACGGCCTTCAACAACGCCTCGGTGACGGCCCGCTGGGTTCCGTCCACCGCAGCGGTGGTAGGATAACCCGTGGTTGTGCCACTCAGCACCGGGTTGACGCCGCTGGTGCCCCGGGAAACATTGGTTTGGAGGAAGCTGGGAAAGCTGGCGGAGACCCTGGCAACGCTGGCGCTGCCGGCGGCGGCGACCTTGTTGGAGAGGATTTGTTTCTCCATATCGCGCTTCAATTCCTGAGTTTTCAGCGCGACCTGCTTACTCATGCGATTAAGATCGCCGACTTCGTCAGCGTTCTCGCGCGTGCTGGAGACTTGAGCAACTTTGTCACTGATCATCGTATAGTTCGAAAGGCGTACGCCTTCCGTCATAGCGTCGGCCGTGACATCGTTGCCTTCAATCTCTGCGTTAGTATCCACCGCTGCAGCTAAGTCTACGGTGACCCATTCCGGGTGCGTACTCGCAGCAGTAGTTTTACCAATCGCCGTCATGAACGGCGTTTCGGTCGGCGCGATCAATTCCGCAATTTTAGAGAGATCTTCTCGAATAACTGTACTCTGATAGGTTTGGGCGGTGTTGGTAGGGACGGACATAGGATTTTATCCCAGCTCAATCAACCGCGCGATGGCATCCATATCCCTGCCACCGCTGCGCTTGACGCGTTGCGTGAGGGCTTTCGCCTGATCGGGAGCGGGGCCGGCAGCACCGGGGCGGACCATCTTTGGCGCGGTCGCCAGTTTCTGGGTCACCTTGGGCTGGGCGGCTTGAAGGCGGTCGTAGAGCATCGCTTTGCGGAACCCGACCACGGCGCGCGGGTCGGAGGCAGCGGCAATTTCCTGCTCGCTGTAGCCGCACGTGCGCATGTAGTCGGCCAGCTCGCGCTGTCCGGCTCTCGCCTTCTCGGGGTTCTTCCAGTCCGGCAGTTCAGCGAGCAGGTGCTGGCGCGCATGGCTCATCATCTGCTGATGCTGCCGTTCCATCTCGCGCTGGCTCTGTTCCTCCGCGCGCTGCTTCTCGCCCAGTACCGCGCGCAGCTGATTGACCCGGGCCTCGTACAGCTCTTTCTGCTGGACGTAGGTCAGGGGGTCGCTGTGCAGCATCTGTTCGCTGGGCGGGGTCGGCAGCGATGCCTGGAGGACCGTGGCAACTTGGTCGAGCTGGGCAACGTAGTGGTTTCGCTCCTGCTGAATACGTTGTGCCTCCGCCTCGGCGGTGCGTCGTTGTTCAGCAACTTCAGCGGTCTTCCGGCTGTAATCAGCTTGACGCTGATAGCCGTTGAGCAGTTCCTCGCGGGTAACCTTCGCTTCCTTGCCGTCAATCTTGACGGTGAACAACTCGGGTTCTTCGGGTTCTTCCTGCTGTTCCGGCTGGTCTTCGCCGTCTTCTTCATCCTCTTCAGGAGGTACTTCCGGCCCCGGTTCCGGCTGTCCCTCTTCGGGTTCCGGGTCGGGGGCTGATGCGGACGGTTCAATCCGCACATTCCGGGGCGGCTTGGGCGGCGGGTTCTCCCGCTCCAGCAGGCCCGAAATCAGAGACACAGGGTCAGGGGCGCTTCCCGCATCGGCGGGCGCCGCGTCCAGTTCAGCCATGTCTATTCTCTCAGTCTTAGGGGTTGAGGTCCGTTCCGGCCTTGAGGTCATCAAGCGCAGCGCGCGCGATCAGGCCGTCAGACAGGATGGTTTCCAGCTCGGCGCGGACTTCGCCCAGCGCCTGGATGTGGTGCCAGAGGCGCTCGCGCAGCTCGGGCTGTTCGGCCGGCGAGTTGCGCCACGCCATCAGGAAGCGGGCGTCCAAGGCGTCGAAGGCGCTCGACAGCAGCGGGTCCTCGATGATGACGCGCGCCCGTTCGGCCACGGCGATGCGGCGCTTCAGCTCCAGTTCGATGTCGGTCATTCGGCTCGGCTCGAAGTCAGGGGCAAGCCCAGCAAGCTGAGCGCCATGCCGCCCTGTTCAGGGGTCAGTAATCCTGGGAATCGGCGAGCAACCATCGCGGTCAGGGTTTCTGGCGGCACATCGGCGGCCTTCTTCTGGCCCGCCATATAGGCCCGCAGGTCGATATCGTCGGCCGCATTGAACGGCGTCCTGACTTCACGGACGCGGCCCAGATAGTACGGCGTGATGGTGGCCCGCTGTTCCGGGGTCAGGTTCAGGCGTTCGGAGGCGTCGCGCGCTTCCGTCTCGCCCAAGGCCCGCTGGTAGGTCTGAAATTTCTGCTCATTGAGATGCTTTGACGGGTTGTCGAGAACGCTCAAGGCTTCCTCGTACCGCCGGGTCAGCTCCGGATGCTCGCTCTCGAACTGCCGCCGCATCTCCGCCGCTTCGCGCATCGTTTGCGGCCGGGGGCGCTGGTTGGTCCAGTCGTTCAGGGTGTTGTTGAACTCCTGACTGGTACTGTGGGCGTCCTGGTAAATCCGCTTGAAGCGCTCGTTGGTGATTTCCTTGACGGCCGGGGTCCAGGGCGATGCTCCGGGGTTGAATCCTTCCCTGGTCTGAACGGCGTGCTGCATCTCGTGAATCAGCGACTTCAGCGCCTCGTCGGGCGGCAGGTCGGCCGCCAGACTGATGTACTTGTTGGCGGCGTCATGGAACGCCTCGGCCATGTTCTCATTCCGGCTGTGGGTCCCTATCCGATACTGTTTCAGCTCGGGGTACGCCCGCATCAGCTCGGGATGCTCCAGCTTGTAGCCCTCCGGGTACCAAGTTTCGAACAGGCGGGCGTTCATGTATGGGTCAGGCGTCGGGGTCAGCTTGGCGGCATTGTCCGGTATCTCGAATTTCCAGTCACCATCGGGCGCCTGAAACCAGCCGTAGCGGGCGCGGATTTCGTCGGCGCCCATCCCCTTGGCCTGGGCGCGCTGCGCGCTGGAGAGCTGGCGCTTGTTGGGAACGCGGGCCAGCCGGCCGGCGAACGTGCCCATGAAGGCGCCGCCGCCGCCAATGGTGCCGGTGCCCATGCCGCCAATCGGGCTGTCCTCCAAGGATGCCTGCTCCTCGGGCGTCAGGTCCTGGCCGCGCATCTTCTTCAGGGTGGCCTGGGCACCTTGCCTGATTGCCTTGTTGCCTTGTTGCATGTTCTCCAGGCCGGTCGGCAGATAGCCGGTCAGCAGGCCAGCGAGCGGGGAGTTGTCGAGCAGGCCCATCAGAGAAAGCCCATGCGGGACTTGGGCGCCGGCTGCCGGTACAGCTTGACGCCCCGGGCATCCAGCAGGCCGGTATCAACCGGCTCATCCTCCGGCTCGAACACCTGCAATTCCGGCAACACAGGCTCCTGGTCCTCCCAGTCCGCGCGCGGCCGGAAAATAACGGGGGGAGTTAATTTCCGGGTCACTTGCGACCGAGCCCGCCGTCAGGCCGCGCAATCGACTTGACGGCAAACATGAAACCCATTTCCAGCTGGGTGCGGGCAAGCGATGCCCAGCGGCCCGCAGCCGGGTCACCTGCTGCACTCTGGTCAAGCGTATTCATCAGAGCAGCAACCATTCCCTCGGCGGTCTTGACCGCGTTCATGGCGGCTATCTCTTCGCCGGACAGGTCGCGGTAGCCGGCAATCTTCTCGACCATCATTGCGGCACTCCGTTGGGGTCGGGCATCTGGGCCTGGAGCAGCTGGCTGTGCTGCCTGATCGCTTCGCGGTCGCGGTCAACCTGCGCCTGAATGTGCTGCTGGTTGACCTGGATGCCGTACTTGGCCTGCAGCTCAGCACTCCTAAGTGCAATATCCGCATCCAGCTTGTCGCGTTCGCGGTCGTCGTCGCGCAGCATCTTCTCGTGGGCGAGCTGCAGCTTACCCTTCTCGACTTCGGCCTGGACCTGGACCAGCAGCAGATTGGGGTCGGGCTGCGGCGGCTGCGGGTTTTGCGGCTGCTGGCTGGGGTCGGCGAAGTACTGATCGACGTTCTTCAGGCCGGCAAGCTGAATGAGTTTTGCATAAGTGTGGTAGAGGTGAACTGGTGTGACCAGCCCACCCAGACCGCCCATTGCCAGGGCTTCTTTCTGGCCCTGCAGTATCTGGCCCAGGTAAGCCATCTGTTCAGTCTTGTTGCCGGTGCCAAGGCCCACCTCGGTCGTCAGGTCGAACTCGGTATTCCAGGCGCGCGGGTCCATCTCGACCCACTGATTACGCAGGCGGATGACTTTGGATTTCTGCTGATACTTGGTAACCAGCGCCAAAATCAGAGTAAATGCGTGTTTCACGGCAGTCTCGGCGATAACCCGGGCCATCAGTTCTATCCGGGCCGCCGCCGCCGACTGCAGCGCCGCAATGCCGGTGGCGGTGCTGGCGGCCGAGTTGCCGCCACCATGCAGAATGTTGGCATCGATGCCTTGGGCCATTTTGCTGATGCCGGAACGCCCTTCCAGCATCT